TGTTTAATGCTTTGTAAGTAAATGCACGTTTTAATGGCTCATCATATTCTTTTCTAGCCATCTCTAGTGGTAATGGTTTAAATATTCCAAATTGTGTTGGCTGCCATAAATCAAAATGACATGCACGTCCACCTAAAGTTCTGATCTTACCTCTATCTTCTGCTTTACGAGTTACATTGTCCATAAGTTTTTTAACAAAAGGAGCCTTTGCATGATACTGTCTTATTAATTTTTCTGCTGATTCTTTTTGTAAACCAAGTTCAGACATTAATTTATTTTTACCCATTCCATACATTAATCCTAAATTAATAGTCTTGGCCTGTTTACGTTCTATGCCTGCCATATCGGCCACAACTTGATGAAAATCTGCATCTCCAGCGTTGTATGCATCTACAATTTCATCGACACCATCTAAATTTTGTAGTTTTGCATAGTGTACTAAAATTCTAGGTTCTTGTTGTGAGTAGTCAAATGACCCCCAGGTAGTATTTTCTTCTGGAATAAATATAGATCTAATCATCGGTCCAAGTTCAGGATGCCTCGCTGGAATTTGCTGTAAGTTTGGATTGCTCATAGAAAATCTACCTGTCACGGTCCCACCCTGGTCTGATCTTATTTGATTTATGTCTGCATGGATTCTACCCTTAGCAGAATGTTTTGTAATCGAATCTATAAAAGTTGTGTGCGCTTTGTTAATCTCTCTTGCGTCTGCAATTGATCTAGCTAATTCATGTGGATGATTTTGTAAAAAGTTTTTAGTAAAGCTAGGCTCATTACTTTTTTCTGTTCTGTCATATGGTAATTTTAATTTGTCAAAAGCTTTTGCAATACTTCTTGCTGCATGTATCTCTACATGAATACCTGTTAACTCTTTGATTTTACTAATGATTTTAGCTTCACGTTGCATTAAATTTTTTTTAAGATTAGCTGCATGTTCAAGATCAACTCTTACCCCTTTGAATCTCATATCAACTAAACAAGGAAATAGTTTTGTTTCCAAATTAAACACATCCATAAGTTCTTGGTTATGTAATTCAATAATTAATCTTTGCCATAACTTTAGTGTAGCTTCAGCATCACGTTCAGCATACTCACCTACATACATAGCAGGAAGTTTGTAGAGCTCTGCTTTAGGATTTACTGAATAACTTTTAGCTGCTTCTTGTAATACTTTTTCATCTTTACCTATTCCTACATAATGTCTTGCTAACGTATTTAATGCATAAGATAATCTATTCTCATCTATTAAAGACGCTGCAATCATGGTGTCAACAATCTTACCTCTAATTTTTATACCTGCTTGCCTTAACCAGCAGACGTCATACATTGCATTGTGAAATATAAATGTAGTTTTTTCTTGATTAACCAGATCCTGGACCCACTCCAAAACAAGCTTTTTATCCATATTTCCACCACCCTCATGACCTATTGGATAATAGCCTGACCAGCCCTCTACGGCCACCGCAACGCCAGCAATGTGGCCTCTACCAATCACATTACCAGACCCTAAAGTAGTTAATTCAGGATCATAAGTTTCTAAATCTATAGCTACTTCTTTGGCTCCTGATAAATCTTTTAATTCATGAGGTGCAACCCACTCAGTTTCGGGTGCAAATAAAGGCATTTGGGTTCTTCTCATTTATAATCTCTCTCTTTCACCATTTCTAGATAATGTATTGCTTTATCTATATCTTGTATACCACCCTTAGTTGAGTGCCTACATATATACTTTATAGCGTTGCCTTCTGCAAAAAGCAACTTATTTGCGTTAATAAATTCTGCAGGCTGTATGGTCATTTTTTTATAATGATCTCCACCAACTTGAGTTAATAAACTTTTTAAATCCCCAAGTTTTACTTTACTATTAACTACTCCTTTTTCTTTTAGTTTTTTGTATAGTTTTTTCATAATCTTTATATTCCTTTATTAGTTTTTCTGATGGATGCCATACATCCACCGCCGTATGACAATTAGGACATGATAAATTACTTACAATATCATAATCTTCGTTATCATCTGTATCATGGTCACCACCCCATATTAGTTCAGTGTTACAGTGCCAGCATTTCATATAATATAAGCTCTATCAAAGTTTTTAGGATCTAATAAGTGCAATTCACGCTTCGCTCTCGTCGCGCCAGTATAAAATAATCTATGTAATTCATCTGGGTCATGACTAAAAGTTTCTAGTGCTGCACCTGTTAGGTCTTGTAATAATAAAACGTTGTCGGCTTCTCCTCCTTTCGCTGCGTGTATAGTTGACATTTTTATACGAGGATTTTTATTTATCATCTCATCATTCGCCCTCATGTTACGAATATAAGTTTCTGTTATAGGATCTAAACCTTCAAAAGATTTAAACCAAACATCAGATGCTGTTAATCCATGTTGTTCTTGACATTCTTTTAGTGTATACTTCGCGTCCGAATGTAAAGTTTTACCTTTTTGAAACCCTACTAAAACATTAGATCCAAGATATTGATAAATATTTTTAATTTCTAAATGATTTAATAGTTGACCTTTACGCCAATGTTCCCAGTTATTTAAAGCAAGTAATAATTTTAAAGATACAGAATTTATTCCTTTGTATTGATAATACCATCCTTGTATTTCACATAAATCTTTAGCGTCATCTAGAAAATAGTTTGCAGAAGATAATACTAACCAGTTACCCTTACTCATATCTACTTGTGTTATATCAGAATATCTTTTTAATAATCCTATTTCTTCTCTAGGTTTATATTTTTTAACAAATCTGTTTTGTACTTTGTTTATTATTTTTTGTGATAATTCATGTATAGGTCCTCCAGGTATACGATAAGATTGATCTAATACTTTAATGTCATTTACTTCTTCTTTAAGTGCTATGAAGTGATCTACATCAGCTCCTGCCCATTTAAATATAGCCTGATCATCGTCACCTGCTATGTAAGTTTTCTTTGCATACTTCCAAAGATGTCTAACCATTTCCCATTGTATCAAAGATAAATCCTGTGCCTCATCAATAAATAATACTTCTAAACTTCCTGGTAATGATTTCTCAATAAAATCTTCTAATAAATCTGTAAAATCTTTTAAACCTTTTTCTTTTTTAAATCTTTTTAATTCTTCTGATAATAAAAATAATGTATTTCTTTCTATATCTAATATGTTTTGTCTTGAATCATAATATTCTAACAAATCCATACGTTTAACTCTAGCTGTGTTAATGATTGTTAAGTATTCATTATCAGAATTAAATGTACCATCTTCAGATGAATAGTTTGCAGTTTTAATAGGTATGCCACATTTTTGCCCAAATTCTTTATAGTCTTCTTGCTTCATCATTTTTTCTTTAGTCATTCCTAAATTTCTAAAAGCTAATGAATGTAGAGTTCTAAAATTAGATAGATCATTCTCTATATCTAAACCAAATTTCTCAGCAGCACGATTAGCCGCTTCTGTTGCGGCTTTTTTAGTAAACGAAAAGTACCCTATTTGTTTAGGCCGGATCCCTTGTTGTATGAATTCGTCCACCAAGTTTAACAACGTTGTTGTTTTCCCCGTTCCCGGAGGCCCTAGTATTATTGTCTTCATGTTTTTTTAGTTTTCTTTCTGCTATCTCTAGCTGTATTTGTGTTACTTCTAGTTCTTCTTTTAATTCTTGTATTATTAATCTAAATCTTAAATGCCAATTAATCCCTACGTCCTTGTCATACTTCATTAGAAATCATCCTGTTGATATGGTATTTTAGATACTGCTGCTTCTAATTTTTTCATAGTTTTAATTTTAACAACTCTTGGTTGTTGTTGTTTAACTCTTAATCTAGTTTCCTCTATAAAAATATTATCTAACCTTTTAATTAAATTACCTGTCTTAACTTTATCCATATCCCAGTTATTTTTTTTAAGAAATGCATAAAAGTCTTCCATTCTAAAATACGTAAATCCATCTTCTGTATATGGTAATTTATTAAATATATCATCCATTGTTCTGGCACTTTGTCTGTTAGTAGTCCAATCTTGTAATAGTCCTGTAATTTCATTAGTAGGATTTAAAGACTCTAGTGGTTCTACTGATTGTAAATTTTGCATCATTGGTTTTAAAAAATGTTGTTTCCAATCTTTAGGTTTAGGTACAGGTACAATTAAATTAGCTTGATCTAAACACGCTAACGCAAACAAAGGTGGACTATAAAGTTGTTCTGATTTTAATTCTATTCTAGTTTTATCTACATTTAAAAACCACTGTGGTGGTGTTGATGTATATTTGGTTAAACTTCCTAACACTGGCATTTCTTCTTCACCAAATCCTACACCAAATCTTTTTGTTCTACATAAACCAGACTGACATACTGCATTAATAGGTGCATCTTTACATCTATACTTGTCATAACCTTTTCTGTTTACTGATTTAATTAATTGCTGCACTTCATTATTACTTAGTGCAGGATCCATATATTTTGAATTGGCTTTTACTATTTCATCTTCCCACGTATCGGGATTAGATTGTTTGTAATATACTGCAACATTAAATAATGCATTATTTCTGGAACCCTCACCAAAACCCATTGCTGCCAATTTGTTTAAGCAAGGGGGTCCTCCAGGAAAAGCTTCTTCTATTTTTTTTTCTTCCGTCTTAATTTTTTCAATGGCTTCTTTCGTGCAAGAGTAAATATCATAGAGCTTATAAAATTCCTCAAGTGCACAGCCGGCGCCAGTATCGTTGATAGCATATCGTAGTCCTTTCATTTGATTGTGGTAAGGTAAGTTTAAAAAATTTCCAGTGTCACCACGTTCCACTAA